GGCGGCTGGTTCAAGCTGGCTCAGGATCGCGTCCTTCATCGCCTCCGCCGTGGGGAACCAGTTGTCTGTGACGGTATCGAACAGCTTCCGCGCCGCAGCCTGCTTCTCGGGGTCCGCAATGGTCAGCACGCGCTGGCCTTTGTCGAGTGCGTAGGCGTGGAACGAGTTGGGCTTCTGGTATTGCTCGACGATACCCTGCCGGTTTACCTTGGCCGCGCGCGCGAGCGCGTAGTGCGTGTAATGGGTGACTTTCATTTTAGCATCGGTCGAGCTGCTGCGGGTCTCCAGCACGATGATGTCGTTACGCTTCGCCTTGCTCATGATCATTCTCCTGTGGGTTGTGTGATGGATGGGAGGGGGATGGGTGAGGGGCCGAAGCCCCTCAGTCCCAGCGGCAGTGGTCCTTGGCGGCGTCCTCGATGTCGGCATCGCAGATGGCCATGATGGCGTCGAACGTGGGGTGGCCCTTGCGGAAGAAGAACGGACCAAGCTCTTCGCCGCCCTGTTCGATGGTGACGCACATCTCGCCGAAGCTCTCGATCTCGACGCCGCCGCTCCAGCCGGTGGAACGCTCGGGGCGGCTGGAGCTATAGCTGATCTCGACGTTGCCGCTCGCGTAAGCCGGAGCGCCGTCAATCTGGATCTCGATGTCTTCGAAGTCATAATCGAACTGGCTCATGGTCATCTCCTAAGTGCGGTCAACAGCGACCGTGAAACAGTTATGGAAGAAACTTCCATAACTGTCAAGAGGCTTGTCAGATAAAACGCAAAATCGCGGCGATTTATTTCACCGCGATGAAGCGGATGGGGTCGCAGTTGCGCGGAAAGGAGCCGTCGTTGCCCTTGTTTACGTTGACCGTGTAGAGGTTGCCCTCGATCTCGACCGTTTCGCCATGCGCGATGACAATGGCTGACGCCACGAGCTTCTCTTCTCTCGCGTAGTACGATTTGTCGCTGGTGATTATCGTGCCAGCCTGCGAGGTCCACGCCTCATCTTCGCCGCGCTCGCGAGCTTTGTTTGCTGTATCAGGGCTGAATCCGTTCAGGGTGCCAACTTTGGCATACGCGTGCGTCCAAGAGGCGAGCTTCACGAGGTCGTTGTGGTTCAGGGTAATCGTCATGGTCATCTCCTAAGTGCTGCGGTCAATCCGACCGTGATTTATTTCTAGCGGAAGTTCCTTCCTCTTGTCAAGCGCCTTGTCAGCATCTATTCTGAGAATCTCAACAGGAGGGGAACGTGACCACAAACAATCAGTTACAGTCTATTGTCGAGCGCATTGAACGCCTCGAAACCGAAAAAGCCGCCATCGCCAACGACATCAAGGACGTCTACACCGAGGCCAAGGGCAATGGATTCGACGCCAAAATCCTCAAGCAAGTCATAGCCTTGCGCAAAAAGGACAGCGCCAAGCGCGCCGAGGAACAAGCCGTCCTCGCCACCTACATGAGCGCGCTCGGCATGCTCGCCGACACGCCGCTTGGCCGGGCAGCCATCGAAAGGGAATTCGAATAATGACCATGTACCAGCGCGAAATCACCATCATCGATGTTTTCCGCGAACTGGGATATGAGCCGGTCAAAAAAGAGACTTGGGCTGTCGGCGGCATCGTCAGAAACAAATATTACGAAGCCGTTGGCAAACTCCCCGAAAAGAAACTCCGCACAAAGACTTGCGGCGTCGGTGTTCACTGCTTCGCCGTTTACCCTGAACAGTGGCGGGACATGATCGCCGAAGTGATCCAAGAAGTCGCTTCGCAAAAAGCCCAGCAATTCAGTATCTTCGACCTAATGAAAGACGATTGATGACCCAGCCAGACAACAGCGTCGCCCGCATCACGCAGCAGATCGCCGCACTCGAACGGCAGCTCCGCATCATGAAGGCCGAGCGCGCAGCCCACATCCTCACCCTGCGCAAGGCTGGTCAGTCGCTCGCCACCATCGCCAATACTGCCGGCCTCACACGCCAGCGTGTCCTGCAAATTGCTCAAAAATACGAGGCTAAAAATGCCGCGCGGTAAAAAGAAACAGCCGGCAGAAAAGGTCGAAATCCTTGAGCCCGATGAAATTATACCGCCAAAACGTGGGCGTCCGCGCATTCGTCCGCGAGTTACAGATCCCGGTATCCTTGATCGCATCTGCTCAGGGCTGATCGAAGGAAAGTCGATTACTGATGTCTGCGAACCGCAGGACATGCCGCATTGGACTGATGTCTATAAGGAAATGGCGAAAGATCGCGACTCAGATTTCACTAAAGCTATCGCGCACGCGCGCGAAGCGCAGCAAGAAGCAATTATCGACGGGACGGTTGCTCTCGCAGACAAGGCAACAGTTGAAGATGTTAACGTCGTGAAGCTTCGCATATGGGCGCGTCAGTGGCGCGCAGCGAAACTCGCGCCGAAGAAGTATGGCGACAAGACAGTGACTGAAGTCACTGGCGCGAACGGCGGCGCGATTAAGCTTGAAGCGCAGCGCAGCGTCGTGTTGGAAAATCTTGATGATGAATCTCTTGCGCAGGTTGAACAGGCGTTGAGGCTGATGTTGAATAAGCCTGAGTGATGAAACTAACTATGGAGATGAGTAATGACTGAAGAAGAGAACAAACTGTTTGATATGATGCAATTGGCAGAAGAAATGTCTTTCCAAAATTGGAAGACGTTCAAAGTTCTATACAACGAGAAATTCAGAGAAGCGCAAGATCGCATCAGAGACCTTGAGCACGCGCTTGAGTTCATCAGGAAGAAGGCTTCGAGCCCGAAGATATGGTATGCCGGCGTTGCGCGGGCTGCGCTTAATGGTGAAGTCAAAGCGCCGGAGGGGAAGAAATGATCCCCAAAACCATCCACTTCATCTATCCGGTGACCAGCAAGACGCGCCCGTGGTCGCTCGTCAATCACGCCGCTGTGATGCTGGCACGTAAATACCACCCGAATTACAAGATCATCATCTGGACCAATAAGAACCCGGAAGTGCATTACGCCCTGCTGAAGACCGCTTCCAGTGCCGATGCACTTGTGCAGTCGATTGATATGCCAGCCGAAATCGGGGGCGTTGAGATTGAATGGCCTCAGTACATGGCCGACGTTCTGCGCCTCCAGCTTCTCTACGCTAGTGGCGGTATCTATATGGACACTGACATGCTGCTGCGCATGGACCTTAACGATCTGCGCAAAACAGCCGAAGACCACAACCGCCTGCTTCTCTCATGGGAAACGCCAGAACAAACCTCGATCTGCAACGCGCTGATGATCTCGCCGCCTGAGAACGCTTTCGTCGGCGCGTGGCTCGACGCCATGCCCGAAGCTCTCAAGTCTCCCACATGGGCGCAGGGCGGAGTTGTGCTACCAATGGAACTTTCCAAGCGCGACAGCCTTGTCGATAGCCGTATGATCTTGGATCACAAGCTCGCCTGCCCGCTCGATCTGTCGCGCCCGTGGCTCTTCGATTCGGCGTGGCGCGAGGGGGCGGCGGCAAAGGTGGGGCACGCCCACGCCGTGCACGTCTTCGAGACTTACTGGCGGGACATCATCAAAGACATTGATCTTGACTGGATCGAGCGGACGCCGTGCCTGTTTTCTGATATGTTCAGGGAAGCAGTGGGGGATGCATGATGACCGAAGACATGGTGATAAGAATTGTCTGGCATTGGCAGATTGGCTGGCTGCGTCGCCCTGAAATGGACGACGATAACGGATACTGTTACGAGGAGCCCGATGGCGATCTCGTGTACACGCGCGACAAGCGTCACAGGAAGAACGTCCAGCTCGTGATCTGGCGACAGCCAAACGGCGAAACTTATACGACATTCTCGAAAGCGCCGGGGCCAGCGCCCGTGCATAAATTCGTGCGATGAGCAGAAGAGAAACGATCGCGGAACTGTGCGCCGACCTGAACAAGGAGTTCGGCTCGCTGGAGCGCGCTCATATCGAAATCGAGAAGCTTCTGTGCAAGAACAGCCTCGCCGAGTTCGTGCGCCGCGCTTGGCACGTCGTCGAGCCGGGGCAGCCGTACGTTCACGGTTGGCACATCGACTTCATCTGCGCGCACCTTGAGGCGATAACGAATGAGGTCCGGCTCGAAGACGGCGATCTGTACAATCGCCTGCTGATCAACATCCCGCCCGGCACGATGAAGTCGCTGCTGACCAACGTCTTCTGGCCGGCGTGGGAATGGGGGCCGAAGGGCAAGCCGCACATGCGCTACGTCTGCGCCGCCCACAAGGTCGAGAACCTGTCGGCCAGAGACAGCCGCCGCATGCGCCTGCTGATCACGAGCGACTGGTATCGCGAGCGGTGGGGTGAGCAGGTCAATCTTGCGGACGACCAGAACGAGAAGCTCAACTTCGTGAACACGGCGGGCGGCTTTCGGATCGCGACTGCGATCGGCAGCCTGACGGGTATCCGCGGCGACCGGGTCATCATCGACGACCCGCACAGCGTCGACAGCGCGGCGTCCGAGGCCATGCGCGAGAGCGAAGTGACGACCTTCCTTGAGGCCATTCCGACCCGCCTGAACGATCCGATCAAGTCCTCGATCGTCGTCATCATGCAGCGCCTGCATCAGGAGGACGTTTCCGGCGTCATCATCGAGAAGCAGCTCGGCTACGATCACATCATGCTGCCGATGCGGTATGACCCGCTGCGGGCGACTGCGACGAAGCTGGGCGTCGAGGATCCGCGCACCGAGGAGGGCGAGCTGCTGTTTCCGCAACGCTTCCCGGCGCACATCGTCGACCGCGACGAGAAGGCGATGGGGCCATATGCGACGGCGGGCCAGCATCAGCAGGAGCCTGCGCCAAGGGGCGGCGGCGTCATCTTGCGCGACTGGTGGCAGCTTTGGGAGGGCGACGCCTTCCCGCCCTTCGACTTTGTGGTGGCGAGCCTCGACACCGCCTACACGATGAAGCAGGAAAATGACCCCTCGGCCATGACGGTCTGGGGCGTGTTTTCAGGCGACGTCACGCCGATGATGGCCAACAATTTCATTGGCCGCGGAGGGCGTGATAATCGTGAGATGAAGTTGAAAAATAACGAAAAAGAAGCTTTGCGGTTTGACGAAATGTCGAGGATTGCAAATTTGCTTCCCGACAATCCCGAGAGCACGCCGAGGATCATGCTGATGTACGCATGGGCGGAGCGGTTGGAGTTACCGGACCTGATTGAGAAGGTCGCGTCGACTTGCCGGCGGATGAAGGTTGATCACCTGCTGATTGAAAACAAGGCCGCGGGCATCAGCGTCGGGCAGGAGATCCGGCGGCTGTACGGGCACGAGGATTGGGGCGTGCAACTGGTAAATCCGGGCGCGATCGACAAGCTGGCGCGCCTGTACGCGGTGCAGCACCTGTTCAGCGAGGGGATCATTTACGCGCCTGACTTGAGGTGGGCGGATATGGTTATCAGCCAGTGCGAGGTCTTCCCGAAGGGCAAGCACGATGATTTGGTCGACACGACCAGCATGGCGCTGAAATATCTGCGCGAAACTGGTATATTGGTGCGTCAGCCTGAGCGGATTGCGGAGATCGATGCGGGCCGGCAGCATCGCGGCAAGCCGCTGGAGCCGCTGTATCAGGTCTGAGGGTCATGGAACGCATTCTCGCCAACGCTGTTGTCGACGTCGAATTGAGCGCCACGCCGACGCGGCTGGGGCGCTTTCGGGTCGAGGTCTGGGGGAAGTACCCCCACGATTACGTCCGCATCTACACAATACAGGCCAAGTCTGATACGATGGCCGCTCAGGAGGGCCTTCGGCGCTTTGTCGAAGAGATTGAAGCTTTGATTGCCGAAAAGGGCTGACCATGCCAGCAGTGCCGGGCCTCGCGCCGATGAATCTCCGTCAGCTTCCGCAGGAAGAGATGGAAAGCATGCCGGTTGTCGAGCTTCTGCCCGAGGGCGACAAGGAAGAGGCGAACGATAACGGCGACGTCATCCGAATTGAGCACGAGGACGGGTCGGTTACGATCTCGCTCGACGGCAAGTCCCTGTTTGACGAAGAAGAGCGCGGGCCGGCGGGCTGGTTCGATAATCTGGTCGACGACATCGACAGCATGGAGCTGACCCGGATTGCGGAAGAGCTTCTGAACGGGATCGAGGACGACATCCAGTCCCGTGTGGAATGGGTTGACGATCGCGCGCAGGGCATCAAGTTGCTGGGCCTCAAGGTTGAGATACCCGGCCTCGGAGGAACGCCTGACGGGGCTCCGGTGGAGGGCATGTCTCGCGTACGCCACCCGCTGCTTCTGGAGGCGGTCCTCCGGTTTCAAGCCAACGCCCGCAGCGAGCTTCTGCCGACCGATGGGCCGGTGAAGATCCGCAATGACAACAACAATGCGAACCTTCAGCAGGATCAGCTCGCCAATGCGCTGCAGCGCGATCTGAACCATTACCTCACGGCGACTGCGAGCGAGTATTACCCTGACACCGACCGCATGCTGTTCATGCTGGGCTTCGGCGGCACGGCCTTCAAGAAGGTGTACTTCTGCCCGCTGCGCAACAGGCCAGTCAGCGAGACGGTGGACGCCGACGACCTGATCGTGAACAACGCGGCGACCGACCTCGACAACGCCAAGCGCATCACGCACCGCACCTACCTGAAGCCTTCGACGGTCAAGCGTTTGCAAATCCTTGGGGTGTATCGCGACATTGACCTGTCGACGCCGAAGGAGCCGCAGGAAGACGCGGCGATGCGGGCAAGGAAAGACCAGCAGGGTATTTCGCAGGGATCGTTTCGGCCCGAGGATCGGGACCGTGAGATTTACGAGTGCTACTGCGAGCTCGATATCCGCGGCTTTGAGCACAAGTTCAAGGGCAAGGAGACGGGCCTTGAGATCCCGTACCGGGTGACGATCGACGTCTCTTCGCGCGAGATATTGAGTATCACGCGCAACTACGACGAGCCGACTGAGGATTGCGCGAGCCCATTGCCTGTGGCGCGTAAGACTTTCGTCAAATACACGTTTGTGCCGGGCCTTGGTTTCTACGACATTGGCCTGTTGCACATTCTAGGCAACACGACGAATGCGGTTACGGCGGCGTGGCGCGAGATGCTGGACGCTGGCATGTTCGCCAATTTCCCCGGCTTCCTGATTGCCGACAGCGGCCTGCGCCAGAACACAAATATCTTCCGCGTGCCTCCGGGCGGCGGTGCGCCGGTAAAGACGGGCGGCCTGCCGATCAATCAGGCGATCATGCCGCTGCCGTACAAGGAGCCCGGAGGGGCTCTGATGCAGCTTGTGCAGAACATGGCCGAGACGGGCCAGCGCGTGGGCGGCACGGCTGAGATGGCGGTAGGCGAGGGTCGCTCCGATGCGCCCGTGGGTACGACGCTGGCGCTCATTGATCAGGCGACAAAGATCCTGAACAGCGTCCACAAGCGCATGCACGCGGCGCAGGCTGAAGAGTTTCGGTTGTTGGTTGAGTGCTTCAAGGAAAATCCAGAAGCGTTTTGGCAGCGCAACAGGTGCCCGGCGTATCAATGGGACCAGCAGACCTTCCTGCAGGCGCTTGATGACTGCGACCTTGTGCCGCAGGCCGATCCTAATACGGCCAGCCAGACGCAGCGCATGATGAAGATCATGGGCCTGAAGCAGCTACAGCAGGGCAATCCTTCGCTGTACGATCCGATTGCGATTGATACGGCTGCGCTGCAGGCGATGGGCTGGAGCAATCCGCAGCAGTTCATGGTGCCGCCGAATGCTATGGGCGCTCCGCCGCCTGAGCTTCTTGAGAAGCAGGCGAAAGTTCAGGCTGATTCGCTCAAGGCCAATGCGTCAATGTTGGATGCTCAGAGCAAGCATCAGGCGTCTCAGGCGAAGGCGCAATCTGATTTGATGCGTGCGCAGACAGATATGATGAAAGCTGAAAACGAACTGGCGATGGCGCAACGCGAGCTTCAGAGCAAGGCTGCGGATCGCGCTTCGCGTGAGCGCATCCAGCTCATCGATTTGGCGCAGAACCTTGCCGTGCATCCCTACAGCGCCGAAGTTGTTAATCCGCTCATTGCGCCGGCGATGCAGGACATTGGGCGTGAAGAGCAAACGGCTCAATCCGGCTTGATGCCGCCGCCCGGACCCGGAGGTCAGTGATGGTTGATATGTCACGTTTTTACCGCCCTGAAGTCACGAGCGAAATGCTTCGTATGGTGACGCCGAATCGTCCTTCTTTCGTCGAACGACCGTTAGATCCAGAAGAGCGGGCCGCTATTGAGCGGGAAGAAATAGCTCGTGCAATTGCTCAAGCTCGCAATGAACAGCGTCTTCAAGAAATACAGACTCGGCGACCCGGTTTTCAAACACTTATGGGATACGGTGCGCGGCAGGCAAATCCTATTTCTCAGGCGCGCGCAAGTGAAGCTGGAATGGCTTTAGCACAACGCCAACTGGAACATCCTCTTTATCGCCGATACGTTGAAAATCAAATTACTCAGGCAGCCAACGTGCAAGAGCCACAGGCAGTCGATATTGCTCGTATGATTATGGGTGCGCGAGCAGCGCCATCGGCTGCTCCTGTCTCAGCTCCTGTCTCAGCTCCCGCTACCACGTCGACGACAGCCATTGCGCCAGCGACGGCATCGACTAGCCCTCAAGGAGAAATCGGCCAACCACCGGTTGGCTTTGATCGCTACCTGCCGGAGCCAGATCTATTTGTTCCCCCATCTTCTTCTCCTGTGGCGAGGGCCGTACAGGTCGCCCGTCAGGCTGCCGGCGTACCGTTGCCTCCGCAGCGTCCCGACGCCTTGGCTCTGCAGCCACCAAGCCATGAGGCAGCGATGGTAGCCCGACAGGACAATGTGCGGCGTGCGTGGGATCGTTACAACGAAAGCGGCAGTGCCGCAGACTTTGTGCGTGCCAGTGCTTTGATGCAAGCAAACATGCCTGAGCGCACACAGGAAGCTGATGGCGGCGCAATCAAAGCAAAGGGCGGATCTGGCAAGCCTGACGCCATTCACAAGGCTCTTGAGATCATTCATCATCTTCTGATGCGCGAGAGATAAGATGTATCACCTCGACCTTGCCAAAAAAGTTCTGAAAGAGGGCCGCAAGCGCAAGGCCGAGGGTGGGGCGGCTGACGATATGGCGGAGTGGCGGAAATTCGCCGCGCAAGTCTATGGGATGCATCAGCAGCATATGGCCGCGGGCGGAATGCCTGATGATGTGTCGCAGTCGCCGCGCTTGGTTCAAACTTTCCAACAAGAAAATCAGCCAAGCGTAATTGTATCGCCTCGCCCCGGTAAGGGATCGGGGCCAACCATCGCGCATGAAACTGGGTTCGAATTTGATCCCAATGCTCCAGTTGATGAATGCGCGGAAGCTCCGTGGTCTCCGGCAACGCCCAATCTTTTGGGAGCTAAATTGCCGCCGCCCGTTCAGCATCCGGCCCTTTATCAGCCGCGCATGGACAATCTGACCAAGCATACGGCTAAAATCTTCCAAAACAAAAAGTTCCAAGACTTTGTCGAGCAGCACACTGGTCTACGGGGCATTAAGGTCATGCCCACGGTG